AACCACCGGAACCGCCCGCACCACCACCCGAACCACCATTACCGTACGAACCGGCACCGCCGCCGATACTCACAATCGTGCCAAATACTGAAATACCACCGTTAGTAGTGGCCGAACCGCCGGTACCGCCACCACCAACGGTTACGGTAAACGCGGTGCCCTTCGGCAAAAACAATGCGGGTTCGGCACTCGAACCGCCGCCACTAGTTTGTCCAACTACGTTTGTTCGGTAACCGCCGCCACCGCCGCCACCGCTAAACGTTGATCCACCGCCACCGCCGGCTACTACTACATACTCAACCTCTACAAGGTTGTTGCCACCGCTAAAAAAAGTGAATGATGACGCCGACAATGCAACTAACGTGCCGCCTCCATATTGCGCCAATGCTAGGGAACTAGCCGTATTTACGGTTGCGGTACCGGCCGTTATTGTGCATGTGCCGGCACCTTTGTTGGCAATAAAAATTGTGTCGCCGGTGGTAAACACGTTTGCGTTTACCGTAATTGTGGTTGCCCCGGCGTTGTTCATAATTACGCGTTTGCCCGCGTCACCGGCCACCAACGTGTAATTTGCCGTTTGGTCGTTTATTGGCAAATTGGTTATGTCGTTTAATTGTTGGGCCGTGAGCACCGCCGACGCAACAAACGGAAATGGCGTAGTCATACGTGCCCTAGCCTAACCCAATACGTTGGTGCTATCTAGCACACCGTACACCGGATCGTCCAAAATGAGGTAATACACCACGGTGGTGTCGGACGTGTAAAACGTCAATGTGTGGCCACCGTCCAACGCTATTTCCCCGTCTATGCCCTCCACCGATAGTTCGCTACTTATGTCCCCGTAGTTTGGGACGGTAACCGTTATTTCGATAGTGTCCCCAATGTCAATCGTTGCCACGGTGTCGCGTTGAGCCTCGGTAAGCATGGCCAAATTGGTGGTTAATGCGGTTAGCCGTGGGGACGGGTACGGGGTTAGCAAGTATTCGGCGGCCTCGGTTATTTGTGTTGCCTCATGCAATAGCGATTGGGACACGTCGCGGGTTTGGACGAAATACGTGGTTTGGCTCGCTAAATCCTCGTCGGTTGCCGTAGTGCCGTCTAGCCCGGTTACCACGGAACGGTTTATTACTTGCCGTGCGTCAAATTGGATACCTACGTTTCGGTATTTGTAGTTTGTGCCCTGATCGCTAAACAATGCCACCGGGCTACTAAGCGTTGTGCCAACACGATTTTGGAACGTCAAAACCCCGTCCGCCGACATAAACAAACGCCCAAACTCGGCCGTGTTGTTTATCTGTTGCAAATATGCCAACACATTGGTGCCGGCCGGGACGGTGTACGCGCTATCGTGCCCCAAATTCACGGTGCCGGCCGCAATGCTCGTAGTCCCGGTGTAGTTCACCTCGGGCAACGCCAAAACCGTTTCTATGCGTTGGCCGGACGTTTCCGTGGTTACGTTAAGTTGGTCCATAAACGTGTTAGCCAATAACCAAAAATCGTCCACGCAATTAACGGCCACAATGTTTTGGCGATCTAGGTTGTATTGGTAGTCGTAACTCTCGACAATGCCATTAAATAGTTCCGTGTTTTCGCGCAATATTTTGACGCGCCTCATTGGTGCCAAACCGGGCACGTTGCTAGCCGGGTCGTAATATGGGCTTGCCTCGTCGTATGGGTTGAGTATGCCGCCGGCCAATGTGTCGTTGAGGCTAAACGACATTGTGCCCGCGCCGAATTGGTCAAATGGTTGTTGGCGGCCGCGCCGGTAGTTAATGCCCAATACGTAATCGGTTATGTCCGCAAATGTAACGTTTGGCCCCAACGTGTAGGTGGTGTTGTTTAGTACGCCTTTTTCGGGATCGTCTAAACGGAAAGAATTACTATCCCACCCGGTATCTAGTAACACCGTGTAATCGCCGGCGGACGCTACAACGCCGGGCATTTAGGCCACCCGTATGTCAATCACGCCGCTACGCCGGTTGTATTGGCGTAGCGCGTTTACCAATTTGTCGGGCAATGTTGCGTCCGCCAACGTCGAATAGACGTTTACGGTGATAGATCCGCCAATGTTGCCTCGGTTGAGTGGTACTACGGCCTCCGGGCCTTTTTCGCCAATCATGGCCAACGTGGGCGCGGTAACTATGCCGCCCTCCGCAAGCATAGGAATTTTTGGTACCGCAAACCCTTTACCGCCTAGGCCCGGCACCCATGACGGGATCGTAAACGTTAATTTGCCTACGGTGTTATTCCATAGGGACGCAATGCCGTTAAACAACGATTTGTAGAAACCCAACACACCGTTGAGTAGTCCGCTAATAAATTCCACGGTGCCGGTAACCCCGTTTTTTACGCCCTCAAATAGTGCTTGTACGCCCTCGCGGAACGTCTCGGATTTTTTGTACGCCAACACGAACGCGGCTACCAATGCACCAATAGCGATAACCACCAACCCAATAGGGTTTAGCGACATAGCCACGTTTAAGGCCAATTGCGCGGCCT